TTGAAAATAGTGAGTTTGGGTCTTCATTAAAACCTTGGTTGCCACCGCCACCACCGCCGCCAAAAGCACCCCGAATGACAGGAACTTTTTTATTGTCATATTCAGTAAAATAACGTTTCATGTTGTAAACCTTGATGCTACAGTGATAATATCTTCTTTACCGTGATCCACTGTATCTAAATATCCACTTATTAATTGTCCTGTTACTCTATGCATTCCATATATTAATGGGATAGGAACTCCACTATCGATTGTATTTTGTAAAGAACCAAACATATCATTACTTCTTATATTTTGATCCGTTTGTTTTATATCATTAGGTCTTTCTGTAAAAAGAGAGGTAACTAGTGCAAGTCCTGCATTTATACCTATGCTTTGACCTATACTCAGGGCCATGCCTGTACCAGCTGTGGGAGCAGCCATACCAATAGTTGAAGCTACAGAAGCGCCTGCAGCTCCGTAACCCCCTAAAAAGCTACCACCACCTATCATCGAACCAACACCAGGAGCAGCTATTGCTAAGGCTGCTAAAAGTAGCATATTTCCTCTTTTACCGCCGCCCCCTACTATTGCAGGAACAATATAAAAGGTATCGTCTCTCTTTGCTGATTTAATGAATAAATCTTGATCACAGACAACTTTTAAATTTTTGTCCAAAATAGCATAGCCTTCTTGACAATCACCATTATCAATCGCTTTTGCATAATTTTTAAATCTAGGATGGATAGAGCCTAAGTAGTAAGGAACATCCATATATTTTTTGATGTCAGCCTTTAAACAGAGATTAGGGAAAAAATCTGTAAAAGCTGAGTGTATTTTAATATCTACGAGCAATGTTTCTCCTTAAAATCATCAAAAATTAATGCATCAATTTTTTCATTATACCAGTATATGTAAAATTTATTATTGAATCCAACCAAAAATTTATACTCTTGGAATGCTGCTCCAATTTTGTCTTCTTGACTAGGAATTGGGTTTTCTGACCCAGGATGAGAATGAAAAATTCCCCAAATATTGCCATCATGCTTTACGAGAGCGGCAGGGTCGAGATAAAAAGTTTCTTTCGGGAGATCACTAATATTTTTACAAGGGATATACTTATAATCTTTTGTTATGATGCCTACCGCTTCAAGAGGATAATCTCTGAGCGCATGATTATTCATATCTTCTTTTAATTTACTAAACTTTTCCATCTAACCTTCTTTATTGTATATTGTTGAAAATATCTGTGATAAGTGTAAATACCGCTTGGTCTATTCTCAATCATTTGTAATATCTTATTATCGCCTACATACATGGCTACATGATTTACTACATTTGTTGCCCCCAAACACATTAAAATTAAATCATAAGGTTGTAGAGTATCAATTTCTACCCAATCACCGTTTTTTGATCCGATTAGAAAATGTTCCTTATGAGTTTTTGTAAACCAAAGATCATCAACCATCTTTAGAAAATCACTTGAAGTATAGGGTATTACTATACCAGCCTGATCTTTAAAAACATAACACAGTAAGTTAAAACAGTCCATACCTGTAGTTGGGTCTGTACCAAAAAGTTTATAAGGGATATCGGTATATTTATTAAACCATTGATTCATGGCGATATATGGCGCATATACGCTTCATCCAATAATCAGATAAAGTTTCTATACGTGAGACCCCTCTCTCTTCAATGTGTAGTATTTTAGTTGGTTTCAAAAATAAACCAAAGTGTATAACTAAATTTGAATTCAGCGACTTAAAAGCTATTACATCATAGTTTTCAGCGTCTGTCAATTTAACTTTTAGAGCACACGTTGAAGCCCATCTGTCTATATGTTCAGTAGAAAAATGCTTTAACCAAGCTCTTGAGTGGGGGTAGGGAGGTAAGGGAAATTCTATATTAAGCTCGTTTTTATAAAATAAACGTATTAATTCAATACAATCAACTACTCCATATTCGTGTTTTAATCCTAAATATTTTTGTACCATTCAGCTAACTCTGGAAATACTGCTTCGAATGATTCGTTTCTAAATAAATCACTTTGTTGATTTTGCTTTTTAAACTCAGTAGCTAGAGTACTGTCGTCTCTGCTACTCATGTGCCTTAATGAATCAAGAATAGTGTTTAATTCGTAGTCAGTAAGATTAGTTATATTCAACAAATCTTTTTTATATTTTTTCAAAATAGTATTTTTTACACGTTTTGAAAGAACGGTTGTTGACTGATAGCTAGGATTTGTTAAATTAGTAATACTAAAACTTTTATTTAAAGTCTTAATCCATTTAATTAAATCTATATTAGTATTTATTGAATATACACTACTAACTATTGAAAAAGTAGTAATATAATTAGAAAACTTAAGACTATTATTCTTAAAAAGTTCGATATCAAGACCTTTTCTACCATACTCAGCTTGCTCATTAAAACCGTCTATACTAGGCCACAGTTCTATGTTTTTAAAATTTTTCCATAAGCCTTCTAAGTCGTACCCATTAAAAGAACCACTATAAGAAAGATTTGTATTATATGATAGTTCTATGTTTTTACTACAACCTGTATCTACTAAAAATTTTAACATTTTGTAATGTCCCTCTTGTACAAAAGGCTCACCACCAGCAAAATACATAATTTTAATATATTTTTTTATATGATCTATGTCTTGCCAAAATTTAATATTGTCAGTCCAGTGATCGTAATGGTTAAGTGCACTTTTATCTAGTTTACCAAAATATTTTTCTTCTTTTGCCCATGAAGAAGAAGCGTAGGAACCACACATTCGACATTTAAAGTTACACAAATTACCAAAGCGAAAATCAAGGTATATAGGAGGAGTATTTAGAGAGCCATCTTTTTCTGTTTTGCTGTATAGTTTAGTATAAGAAGAAAACTTAGAATTCATCCGTTGTCTATGGCTTGAAACACCATTACTTTCCCAATCATAACAAACTTTACAATCTTTTACATAATCTCCATTAAGCATAGCCAGTCTTACTTGTTTCATGTGAGAAGAGTTAAAAGCTTCTAAAGGAGATAGGTTTTCTCCGAATAGATTATTATCGTGATTTAAAGTAAAACAGCATAAACCATACTTACCTGATAAATCTCCATACTGATGAACCCAAGGTAATATACAACGTTTATCCTCTTGGGATTGTTCGTCCTGTGCCAGGAAAGCCTCCAAAATGAAGTTGGTTGTTTCGAAGTGTGCAAGCTAATAAAGATTTTGAACAGATATCACCCGATGCATCTGCAGCAATCTGATTATTAGCCGCTATAGGATTAGCGTTCGCTACAGCACCGTTTGTAGTTCCGGGGATAGGATCCCCACCAGGACCAGGGTATTGGCATTCTACACCTTTATATTTCCACTGACAGGTATTTTTATAATACTTACGTTTAGGCGTGACTAGCTTAAAATACTGTAACCAAGATATCAAGCTAAAAGTAGCAACAGAGTCACTAAGTTTTTCTAGCTGATCAATTTTAAACTTGTCTTCAATATAAGACTCAGAGTCAGCTTCAGAATTGACTATGTAAATAGGATCTCCGATTGCGACATTAGAATCTAGTTCATTTGACAGAAAAAGAAAACTATTTTCTTCAATTGATTGGATAGTTGCTTCGATTGTTCCTATTTTAGCCCTTACATTATCTCCTACTCGATAAGGTAAGGCGTTATACACCTCAATTACGTTTGATCTAACAGATTGAACAGAGCTATATTCAGGCCATGTATCTAAAAAATTAGCAAAAGTAGTTTTAATTTCTACTACACCACCTAATAAATCGCGAGTATCCATTTTTTGCTCTACCCAAGTACCTCCGACAGAAATAGTCTGTGTTCTATCAAAAGAGGCATTTGACCTACCATAGTACCCTACTATATCTGCATCATAATTTAAACCGTCAGGGTTTGAAGTAGTCCCAATCACAGTTCTAGGGTCGATACCGTTTACTAACTCACCGTTTACAGTAGCTGTTACTGAATTCGAGGAATTGTTACCTACTAAAAAGGGATCCTCTACTAGTCGGGTTATAATATTGTCAACATTAAATACTTCTAGAGTAAGTTCGTCGATTGTGCCCTCAGAACCTTGAGATATTTTAGAAGCATTTACGGGGTATGGAATATAAGAAGTGCCTCCTAGTGATACATTATATGATATATCTGAGGTTAGATCTCCGACAATCTCAGCAAATCGTATAGGAAAGTCATTAGGCCAAGCCTTACCAGCTCCTTGTTCAGTAGGATTACCAGCAGCATTGGGGGGATACCACTCACCAGGATAGTAAATTGTATACAACCGTACAATAGGGTTTTGAGAAAAGGCATTTTTTTCAGCCTTAAATGCGCTAGGTGTTATGTTTGTGATAGTGGCTATAGCAGTTGTTGAGTTACCTGAGATAACGTTTGCTATAAAGTTAGACGTAAGAAGATACCCATCTCCACCAAAAGTTGAGCTCATGATAGCTGTGTTAGAGTGAACTACTTCAGTACTAGAAAATTCTTGTTGCAGATTATTAAGTCTAACCTTAAGCTCATTAGTAGTGGGGTTGACATTAGCAATTGTTCCTGTTGTAGCAGTGGTATTTCCTATCAATACATTAGTAGTTGTAAAGTTAGAAGCATCATCAACTGTGATTACAACATCATAGGAGCGAGCACTCATTAGTCAAAAACCTCTTGAAGTTTGAAAGAAACTGTGTAAATATTATCTATTAGTCTAGATCCTGTAGAATAACTTTGTTCGACTGATAACGGTCCTTCGAATCTTGTAGTAATAATACCACTTTCATTTATATGAGACAAGTCAAAACTGAATGACTCAAATGTTCCACTTCTAGCATTATAAAAATTCTCAATTGCAGTTTTCTCAACACCAGTAATAGCAGTATAAGTAATATTGTATGAACGCTTAGAGCGTCTTGATTTTAGTCTTCTTTTTTCATAACCAGCCTGTGAGGTAAAAGTAGTTACATCAAAAGTTCTTTCAGAACCAATACCCCGATCCGG